TAATGCACCCCGTAGAGGCAGACATACGCAAATGGTCACATGAGTTCCTAGAAGTACCAAATGCTAAACTAAACGGACTACCACCCTGCCCCTACGCAAAGCAAGCATGGCTAGATAATAAAGTTGTATTCAGCGTTAATACAGGGCTGGAAGGACTTATCAAGGAAGTATCTACCTTTAATGACCATGACTATGACATTGTAGTGTGGGCATCTGAATACCTCATAGATATGGAATACCTAGATGGCTGGTGTGACGGTGTTAACGAAGCCATGTCAATTGCTGGCAAAGATATGCACCTCATGGTGTTTCATCCAGACTATGACGCAGAGGTAGCGGGTCTGGAGTTTTTAGTAGATAACGATGTAACAGATAACTCGTTAGATTACTGTATGGTATTTGTGCAGAGACTGTCACCACTTGACGATGCTGCACGTAGTCTGGAGAAGTCTGGGTACTACCAGCACTTTCCTCAAGAAGTATATGAAGCATTAGTATTAGACAGACGGAGATTAAGACATGGCAGGAAGAATGAAAGTAGCTAAAAAGAAAATGATGCGTGGCGGTATGGTCAAGCCTAAGACTACCAAAATGCGTGGCGGTGGTATGATGAAGACTGCACGTAAGAAGATGTCACGTGGCGGCTCTGTGAAGAAGAAGTAATGAAACACAATCTAAACACATATCTGGGTTGGGGGCTGCTCTACATGGGCAAGCCCTTTACTCGTATTGGTAATTGGTTCTGGAAGAAGCACAAACAGGTTTTGAGTAGGAATGACTAATGCCTAATTTAGATTCGTCTAAGTTTCATACACAGGGTTACACAATAGCCTCTACATCTGCGGATGCTGGTGCTACCGTTGTGTACACCTGCCCTGCTAACTTCGGGGCTATCACACGCTATCTGCATCTAAGCAATAATTCTAATAGTACTAAGAAAGCGTTTGTTCAGTTTTATCATGCTGAAGATACAGAGTACCATTACATTGCAAATGGTTTATCTATGGCGGGTCATAGCGTAGCTAATTTAGTAAATGGCGGATACTTTAATCTACATGCAGGTGATAAGATTGTAGTGTATGGAGAAACTACTAATACTATAGAGGTACTAGTATCTGTGGAAGAATACTATAACCCACAGCATAAAGGGTAGATAGATGGCTACGAAGAAAGCACCGCCAAAGCCTAAGAAAAAAGCTAAGAGTAAAGTCAACGAGGCGGGTAACTATACTAAGCCAGCATTGAGAAAGCGTTTATTCCAACGCATTAAAGCTGGTAGCAAGGGTGGTAAGCCCGGTCAGTGGTCGGCAAGAAAAGCCCAAATGCTTGCACTTGCTTATAAGAAAGCTGGCGGCGGCTACAAAAGCTAATGGCAACTAAACTAAACGAGAATACAGAAGTTGCGTTACCTCTTCGTAACATTATCAGTATGGTTGCTGCGGCATCACTGGCAACGTGGGCTTACTTCGGTATCATAGAGCGTCTTAATCAGATTGAGACAAACATTACTATGATGGAGTCTGACCTAGAACAGAACACAGAGTTTCGCATTAAGTGGCCTCGTGGCGAGATGGGCAGCTTACCTGCTGACAGTGAACAGTTCATGTTGATTGAACATCTTGCTGACCAGCTAGACGAACTTACAGCACAAATAGACGAAGGTCGTGCGCCACATGACCAGCAACAGAAATTAACATTAGAGTTTTATGAGAAACGAATAGGTGCTATAGAAGCTAGACTAGAGAAGATGAGGAACGGGCAAGGTGGTGACTGAGACAATAACATTAATATTATATCTTGCCGGAGACATAGCTGAACATACAGCATATGAAAAGCTGTCACATTGTCTAAAGTCAAAGCGCACAATAGAAAGAAACTTGTACAAAGATACAGGTAGCGTAAGATATGCCTGTGAATCTAAAACAGTTGAAGTAAGTAAAGGACCAAACGGTAAAACTTATATTGTAAAGATTATAGAGTAGAGGTACATATAAATGATTGCAGAAACATTAGCGGGTATTGCACTTGTAAAGAGTGCAGTGGACGGTATCAAATCCGCTATTGGCACTGCACAAGACATCAGTGAGATTGCGGGTCACATTGATAATCTGTTTGAAGGTGAAAGCCAAGTACAGAAAGCACGTAATAAAAAATCTGGTGTGGACCAGTTTAATATCAAAAGTGTAGCACAAGAAACTATTGATGCTAAGTTGGCTCAAGAAAAGATGTATGAGATGAGCCAGATGATTGACTTACGTTTTGGTCATGGAACATGGCAGGGCATCGTAACAGAACGTGCCAAGAGAATACAAGCTGCCAAGGAAGCTGCGCTTATTGCACGTAAGAAGAAAGCCAAAGAACAAGAAGAACTGGTTGAGAATATAAAGATGGGTGCTATCATCTTCGGTGCTATTGCCGCAATCATAGCGGCGGCGGTAGGAATGATTATATCAGCAGCAAAGGCAGTAGGCATAAATCAATGAAGAAACCATCACAACAAAGCCTATCTAATTGGACTAATCAAGACTGGCGTACTAAGTCAGGTAAACCTTCTGCAAAGACAGGTGAACGATATTTACCAGCAAAAGCAATAAAGTCCTTGACAAGTGCAGAATATTCTGCTACAACTAAAGCCAAGAGACAGGGTACAGCACAAGGTAAACAGCATGTATCGCAGCCTAAGTCTATTGCAAAAAAGACTGCAAAGTTTCGCAGAGGAACATAATATAACGCTACTAAAAGAAGATGAGCCTAAGTGGGAAACTAGGCTATATCTTATTAAGTTGCGTATAGAGGAAGAATATGCTAAACTTACTGATAGGACCAATAGCTGACCTAGCTGGCACATGGATGTCTGGCAAGGTTGAGGAAAAGAAAGCCCAAGCAAAGACACGTGTAGCTAAAGCAGAAGCTGAAGCTATTGTGATGCAGAAGAAAGCTACGGGTGAGATTGACTGGGATTTGGAGATGGCTAAAGGTAGTCAGTCTTCGTGGAAAGATGAGTGGCTTACAATACTCTTTAGTATTCCACTTGTACTAGCTTTCATTCCGGGCATGGAAGAGGTAGTAAAGAATGGCTTCGCAAGACTTAATGAAATGCCTGAATGGTATCAGTATTCCTTGGGAGTTATCGTTGCCGCTTCTTTTGGAGTTCGTTCAGCTACAAAATTCTTCGGTAAGAAATAATGAGTGTAGAGACTTTTCTAAAATGGAAGATACTTCCACGGTTTATGATGCTGGCTAGTACCATCATGTCGTGGCGTTGTGCTGAGTGGTTCATGGATATACCAGACCCAACAGGCGCACAGTCAGCTTTCGTATCCGTAGTGATGGGTGTTATGACTGGCGTGTTTGGTATTTGGATGGGTCACGAACACAAGGGTGATAATTAATGAAATATACACGAGATGACTTTATTAAAAAACTAGTTGCACATGAAGGTTTGCGATTAGAAGTATATCAAGATACCTTGGGTATTGACACAATTGGTATCGGAAGAAATCTGGAAGACCGGGGTATAACTGAGCAGGAGTTAGCTGACTTGGATATACCAACCATTGAGCATGTGTACGAATATGGTATCACAGAAGCTGATGCGGTTTATCTAGCAACGAATGACGTTCAGATTGTCGAGGAAGAACTGTTAAGAGCGCACCCTTGCGTGGACAGCTTAGACTCTGTGCGTCAACTTATCCTTATGGATATGGCGTTCAATATGGGCGTACCAAGACTATGTAAGTTTAAAAATATGTGGGCAGCAATACACAGTGAAGATTTTCCTACTGCAGCAAAAGAAATGCTTGACAGCAGGTGGGCAAATCAGGTAAAATCACGTAGTGTAAAATTAGCACACGCTATGCATCATGGAGAGTTTGTTGCCTAGAGAACTAAACGAAAGACAACAGAAGTTTCTGGAAGTCCTTTTTGAGGACGCTGGCGGTGACGTAGTTGCCGCTAAGAAACTGGCTGGCTATTCAGACAACACACCTACCACTGCAATTGTGAAAGGTCTAAAGGAAGAAATCCTTGAGGCAACGCAGATGTACATGGCACGTAACGCACCTAAAGCTGCGATGGCTATGGTGGGTGGTTTGTTTGACCCAACTGAGTTAGGTATCCGTGATAAGATGTCAGCGGCTAAAGAACTGCTTGACCGCACGGGTCTAGTGAAAACAGAGAAGATGCAGGTAGAAGCATCTGGCGGTGTCATGCTTATGCCACCTAAAGCAGTAGTAGA